GTCATAACCTTCTTCTAAAAGTGAATTTACCCACGCTTCAACTTCTTCCCAGATTTGCTCTTCAGAGATTTTTTCTTGTGGAGTATAAATTGCACCATATGCTTCAAATAAACCTAAAGCATCCTTTCCAGTAAGTCTAGACATCTTTTTACAAATACTTTTTTAGTTATTTATAAAAAAAAGACCCCGAAGGGTCAAACATTAACTACAGAACCAATACTATCATCAAGACTTTGAATCACAGAACGAACATCAGAGATACGAGGAGGAACACTTACCTCATCATAAGTATATCCCTTCTGTGCGTCAAAAAGAATTTGACGAACTGCTGCTGCTTGACGAGCATCCATTTTAATAGTTACTTGTTTTTCTTTAGTCATTTTATCTTCTCCGTTATTTCAAAATACCAGTTTGCAAAACTCCACCATAAACTTTTCCAATCATCCAACCACTACTTCTTCCTTTTTTACATCTATCCAGATTATTGTCCTTGCAATTACCCACCCAAAGATTATCTGGATAGTTTATTTGTGGATATGGTAAGGTTTCGTCAATATGAAGCACCCACATTCCATCTTCATATTCTGGTAAAAAGTTTCTTCCAACTAAAGTATGAATATGTTGCTTGCATCTTACACCCTCATTATACAATATTACAGTATAGTAATATGGAGATTTATAATTTGGGATTATCCAACTATGCGAATAAGTTGAATAAATTCTTCCTTTTGTAGTAATATAATACCCAGGAAATCCATTTACTTCTTTACATTCTTCTTGTTCGTTTAAATCATTTATCAACCAAAAAGGAAATGTTTCATTCATCAAAGAATTTGCAGACCTTCCCCATTTATATTTTGAACCAGAAACTCCAAGACCCCAGGAAGAATGATATTGATTTAGTTTATTAAGTTTAAGAAGTTTTTTGTTTTTTACAATTCTAACCTCTTTAGTTTCTAAACAAATTTCATATCTATTTTCTAAAGAAGAAATGAGTTTCCAAGTTTTCATTTTACTTCAAAGGTCATTCTCGGCGCGATTTTCTGAATGATATACACTAAAAGTTCCTTCAGGATATCTTGCACTCAATTTTTCATAATTAATTTTCATAATCTCTTCAAATGTGGTATCCATAGCAATACAAAGTTGAGCAAGATACCACATTACATCAGAAAATTCTCTCAATAGATGTTGTTTAGTTTCTTCATTGTATGATTTACCTTGCAGAAAAACTTTTTTAATAATTTCAACAAGTTCTCCAGCTTCAGCACTCATACCCAGAGCAGCAGTCAGAAGACGAGGAACATCAGCATCGTGAGTTGCTTCTAGTTCGGTCATACGAGCAAGAAGTTGTGCAAAATCACTACTTGCAGGACTTGTAGTTTGACGAACGAATTCAATATATTTGTTTGTATCAATAACTTGTGCCATATTAGAATTTAAATCCTTCAAATGATTTTTTAGGTTTCTTTTCTTCATAATCATACTCTTCTTCTTGTCCAGAGTCAAGTATGTCTTGTTGAGCAGATTGTTCGCAATCATAAAGACGCATTTTTGCTCTATCAATACCAACCACAAATCTCTTATGAATGGTCGGATCATTAAACCGATTTTTAAGTTGTTTAATTAGAATCTGTCCCAAACCTTCCAACTCTTCTGTGCTAATAAGGGCAAACATAAGATCAGCAGTAGCAGGAAGACCAAAGGATTCAGAAGTATCAGTAAGTTCAACATCAGAAGAACCATAACCTGAACGAGTGGTCTGAGTAGCGGAGACAATCGGGACATTAAATTCAACGGCGAGTCCCCTAAGTTCCTCAGCAATTGCTTTGACAAATGTATAAGAATTGATGTTGCTGTTTCCGCGATACCTAGAGGAAGAACAAATATTAAGGTAATCAATGAAAATAATATCAGGTCTAAATGACTTCTTAAGTGCAAGTTCATTAAGAAGTGACTTAAAGTGTCCTGCATGTGCGGAAGCAGTTGGATATTCCTTAATTATAAGAGTTCCCTGAGTCTTCTTTGCAAGATTATTGACCTTATTCTCAAACATTTGCTTTGGAAGATCTACGATATCTTGAATAGGAACGTTCAGGAGGTTTGCATCAATTCTTTCAGCAATACGTTCTTCTGCCATTTCCAACGTAATGTACAGAACGTTCCGTCCTTGGAGCAAGACGGAGCTAGCCACATGGCACATGAATAGAGACTTCCCGACACCCGTACCAGCAAGAGCGATGTTAAGAGTTTTGTTAGGGAGACCACCTTTCGTGATTTTATTAAAGTATTCAAGATCAAATTCAATTTTATCCTCCTTTTTATGATATGCTTCGTATCTTTGCTCATAATCTTGCAAATAATCGTGTCCAATATGAGTATCAAAACTTACAGCAAGAGCATCAGAAAGAATAGAAGGAATACTATCTCTAGTTTTCTTTTCATCCTTACCGTCAGCAATATGAATAGACTCCATAAGTGCCAAGTAAATGGCACGATCACGACACCACTTTTCAGTAGTATCAACTAACCAATTAAATTCAGCAGGAACATCTTCAAGAGAAGAAACTAAATGAATGATTTCTTTGAACGATTGTTCATTAATGTCATTACGTTTTTCAATTTCAATACATAAAACTTCCTTTGTTGCCAATTGATTATATTCCTGAACAAAAGAAAGTATTTCTTCAAAAACAATCTTTTGATTCTGATCTTCAAAATATTCGGGTTTTATAAAAGGTACTACCTTTCTAACATACTCTTCATTGTGCAGTAAATTTCTCAGAACTAAAAATTCAATTTTATCCATAAGTAAAGGAAAAGGATATGCTTATTCTTATTTTATCTTCTCTAAAAGGCAACACCATGTGAGAAAGATATGTTGGAAATAGAACTAAAATTGATGATGTAGGATAAACATGATAAAAATCAATATTATAAGGGGATGATACATCTTTCATCAAATGAACTTTCATCCCATATGAAGGATCTTGAAAGACCAGGGAACCGCCGTCTTTATTATTCCAAGTTCCTGCCTTAATTGGATTCTCAGAAGAATAATTAAATCTCCAATCATTTCCAACAATAGATTCAATTGGATAATAAACTCCAGTCAAGGCAGTTGTTCCATGATGATGCATAAAGTTTAGATCACCACTTTGATTGATATTAACCCAAAGGTCTTTACAAATCAACCCTTCATTGTATCCATGCTGTTTACAATAAGCATTTCCATATTTTGTTAAAGTTTTAGAAAGTTTTTTATAACTTTCATACTTAGTCTCAAGATCAGTTTTACTGTGATACCCACCCATATTACTATGATCTTCTCCATACCAATCCTGTTCCCTTTCAGATAATGCATCCTCAACAAGTTCAATATTTAATTGATGAAACTCTTTACCAAAATTACAAACTGCTATTGGAATCGGAAATAATGGAATAGATTTAAGATCCATAACTAAATTCTTCTCTTGCAATCTCGTCAAGTTTTTGCATCACTTCTTTGGTGAAGTATTCTTCTGGTTTTGCAAGAATTTGTTTAGCATAAAGTTTTTTACCATCAATCTCATAACGTCCTGCTACATTCTTCCAAAGTCCACCAATCTCACCTAGTTCAAGAAGTCCATAATAACGATCAAGACCACGCTCATCATAAAAAAGACGAATTTCTACATCTTTATTTTCTTTACTCAAACGCGATTTAGCAGTCTTAGCCTTGATAATATTTCCGACCACTTCCGTTCCATCCTTTTCTTTCTTTTTGCTGAGATATATGATTGTACTTGCTGCGTATTTGAGTCCAGAACCTCCCCCCATTTCTTTCGTTGGTACGTAAGCTCCGATGACATCGTATGTATGATTTGTGACAATGAGTGGAACATTTGCTTGACCTAGTTTAAGTGTGAGCATTCGGAAAGCGCCTTTGATGAGTTGTGATTTAGTCATATCACGAACCTCTTTTTCATTTAAGGCATCAGTAATTTCTTTGCTTGTAGAAAGCATACCCAAAGAGTCTAGCACAAACACACAAGGATTGCGCTCTCCTTCAGGTTTCTTCATGTAAAGATCAACCGCTTTGAGTGCTTTAGTGCGAAACTCTTCTACGGTGACAACATTAACCACGACAAGGCGTGATGTGTCAATGCCGCGTGATTCCAAGAGGGACTTTGTAATGGCAGCCTCAGTATCAAAGTAGAGACAATAACCATCGGGATGATTATCAAGAAAATTCTTAACCACAGCGAGAGAGAAGAAAGTCTTTCCAGTAGAAGACTCTCCAGCAATAGCAGTAATCTTATTCCCA